GATATATCTACTAGTGATACAAATATAGATACAGTTACTAACGTAACTGTATCTATAGGGGCTGCGCCCCAAAAAGGAAAAGGAGATGCCGTTATGGGATGGCCAGGACTAGAAGAAAACACAACCCCCGAAAAACCAAAGCGCAAGATCATTTTAGAAACCGACGATGATTCTGGCGCTATTGGCAAAGTCAGTACTTTAAAAGTTGGTGGGGCAAAACTTAAGAAGACAAAGGTAGAGCGAGAATCTCGCAATAGGGTTAACATTCCTGAAGAGGATTGGATTGCTCGAGACCTGTGTGCAGAGTTCTATGATTTGCTTGCCACTGTAAATGTACGCAACGCTCCAAATCAAATGAACGCAAAGCATCTTGCCACCTGGATTAACAAACGAATTGGCGAAGGTGTTCCTGGATCAGCTATCCTCAAGGGAATCAGAATGTTCTTTAACGATCCTAGAATGTTTCATGACATTGGTGTAGGTTTGCCCATCTACCAACGTTTTATGAAGTACTACGGAACAATTCACGGACTTGTCAGCCAAGTTGCAGAATCTACAAAGTTAGACGAAGATACGTTGGCACATCAGGAGAAGCTACTTAAGATGCTGGAGGGGTGATGTATAACATTGCAGAGTTGCCTGGAACTATACGGGCGCAGATCAATGGGGCAAACCTCCCAATGAAAACCATTGGGTGGGAGTTCTCAGATATCGAGCCATCTGATTCCCTAGAGAAGGTCAAGATGTGGGTAGAAATGGTTAAGTCTGGGAAGATCATCCAAGCAGCCGGAAATCCTAATTGCGGCCGTGGATTGCTCCTGGTAGGGGACCCAGGTCACGGCAAGACTACTCTCGCCTCTACGGCTCTCCAGGAGCTTATTAGGGGTATGTCTAGGGAGGCTTGGGGCCTTCCGGATTTGAACCCAAAGCGACCAGCCATGTTTATGGACTATCCCAAGCTTTTGAGGGTCCAGAAGACCCAGTGGTCTGATTTTGACGATAGCGTTGAAACTATGATCAATGGGATTTACGGAGAGGGATCCAAAGAAAATAACGTTCGAACATTTGTTCTAGACGATCTGGGCAAGGAGCACAGAACTACTACCGGTTGGGCAGAAAACACATTTGATGCTTTACTACGCTCTAGATTCAATGCTGGGTTTCCAACCATTGTAACTACAAATGTTCCATTAAAAAGTTGGGGTACGGTGTATGGCGAAGCTATGGGTAGTTTTGCATATGAAGCTTTCATTCCAATTGACATAATAGCTAAAGGAGATCGACGCAAATGAGGTTATCAATGAGTTACTGGAAAGCCATGCAACTGTTTCTATCAGAAACCGGTGTGCACGAAGTAGAGGTTAACTCTTCCTCTCTAAAGTTGCGCTGCAACTGCGGTGGGTTTAGTTTGCGTAAATCTTGCAAGCACATCCGCTTTGTTAAAAATCGTATGGACGATAATGATGGTGTGTATCCAACAGAGATTTCTAAAAAAGCTTCTAACTTAGAAGCAGTTATAGCAAACCAAGATCCAGAGTCCTTTAGAAAACTTTTAGTTACCTACGGCAAGATCGAAGTTTTGTAAAGATGCGTGGGGGCGACTTATCTAACGAAGTCCCTTTACGAATGGTGGTTACTTTAGATTGTATTTTAGATAAGCAACCTAAAGTTAAAAAAGTTCTGGGAATTCCTGTGTTTAGCGAAGAGTCTGTTTACAACAGACAGCAGTTGTCTTTTTTTTGGCGTCTTGCAGAGAAGTACAGCTACACCCTAGAATTGGTTGGGTTCGGTTACAGTCAAAAAGAGATGGATGAAGTTTTAGAGGATTTAGATAACCTAGGAACTAATCCGTTCAACTATGCAGTTGCTTACGAAGTAGTCTCAGATTTAATTGCTGTTTTGCCTTACAGGCCAGAGCTTGTAGGAGTTGTTGATATTCCATCAAGAGGTCTAAGATACGGAAGCAAGTTTATAGATGTGGGGAGGTTATAGTGGCAGCAGATAATGAGTTGAGGTTATTGTCTCGTGCTGTTCGTACTCGAGATATCTCTCCACTACTAGAAGCCGGTGTAAACGACGACTGGTTTTTTGTTGACGAAAATAAGCAAGTGTGGAAGTTCTTACGTCAACACTGGACTAAGTACCAAGAGGTTCCTACTGCTGTAACTGTTTTAGATAACTTTCCTACCTATCGTCTTCTTGCTGTAGACGACACTCTTGAATATTTAGTAGATCAACTTGTTGAGTATAGAAAACGTCAACACGCTATCACTGTTGTTCAGGATGCCTCTGAAGCTATTGCTACCGGGGATCACAACGCTGCTATTGCAGTACTTAGTCAAGGTGTTGCAAGACTACTTGACGAGGGTATTACTTCCTCAGGTGATATAGATCTAACAGATAACGCAACTAAGCGTTTTGAAGATTACAACAATATAAAGACACGTCCTAACGGTTTGTTGGGATTTGCAACTGGATTTAAAACTATCGACGAAGCTACTGCAGGTTTACAACCAGGTCAGTTAGTTACAATCATTGCTCCACCTAAAACAGGTAAGTCAGTACTTGCAATGCAGATGGCAGTCAACGTCCATAGAGACGGCTTCGTACCAATGTTCCAATCTTTTGAGATGACCAACTTAGAGCAGCAGCAGCGCCATGACTCCATGCGTGCTCGCATTGCTCACTCCCGACTCATTCGCGGGGCCCTGACCAAAGTTGAAGAAGAGCGTTATATAAAAGAACTCGAGACCATGGAGTCTATGCACAAGTTCTATCTAACCGACTCCGTATCTGCAATGACTGTTACAGGTCTTGCTGCAAAGATCGACAAGATCCGTCCTGACATTGTGTTTGTGGACGGTGTCTATTTGATGACCGATGAAGTAACGGGGGAGTCCAACAGTCCTCAAGCTCTTACTAACATCACTCGTAATTTAAAACACTTAGCTATGGCTAAGAAAATTCCTATTGTTATCTCTACTCAAGTTCTTTTATGGAAGATGAAGAAGCGTCAAGTATCTGCTGATGCAATCGGTTACTCATCATCTTTCTATCAAGACTCTGACGTTATCTTGGGACTTCAAAAACAAGATGAAGATGACGATACTTCCCGTGAACTACGTATTGTTGCAAGCCGTAATTGTGGACCGGCTACAAGTGATCTGCTATGGGACTGGGAAGAAGGGAAGTTTGAAGAGTATGGATCTCTATTCGGAATCAGCACCGTTTGATGGTACGCAGGCTTGCATATCTGTAGATCCGGAGATGTTCTTTCCAGAAGACTACGATGAGATTGGGGCGGCTGAGCGTGCAAAGGCTGTGTGCAAAGGCTGTCCGCTAACCTTAGACTGTCTTAAGTACGCCATGAGTGATGCTAGTCTTGACGGTATCTGGGGAGGCACCACTCCCCGTGAACGCAAAAACATGCGTCGACGAAAACGGGTACTTGTGTGAGCGCTGATTTAAGAAATAAAGAGTTTCCAACCCACGTATGTATTTGTGGATCGATGCTTTGGATTGTCAAGTGCATGTTCCAAGATTATGAAATTTCTATGTACATGTTGGATATGGAATGCTTTTCGTGTGGAGCTTTGGCAACCGCACCAACGTTAGTTGACATGCCAGAGGATTACATTATGATGGATGACAGACCAAAGGAAGAGTACAACGAGGAGGACTAGGTGTATCGTGAGGGCGATGTACAGCAAGCCTTGTTACGTCTTGGAGTTTTAACAGAACAACGTAATAGAGAATTGCAGGGCTATTGCCCTATGCACTTAGAGCGTGTAGGTAGAGAAGACCATAACCCTTCTTGGTCTATGAATTCTGAAACCGGTGTCCACCATTGCTTCTCCTGTGGATACAAGGGAACTCTCTTAACTCTCGTAGCAGAAGTTAAAGAGCTAAAGACTTCCTGGGATCGTCTAGACCTAGAGGCTGCTAAAGAGTGGCTCCGTGCAAACGTTGAAGTTGACTTTGAACAGTTAAGCAAACAGTTAGAAGAGATGCGGGAATCTTACGTATCTTTACCTAAGCCTGTAGAAATGAGCGAGGCTCGTTTAGCTGTATTTGATACTCCACCTGATTGGGCATTACAAGCACGCCAGTTAACCTCGCATGCCTGCGATGAATACGGCGTTAAGTGGGATCGTCGTCAAGAAGCGTGGATTACCCCTATTCGTAATGCAGAGACTGGGAAGCTTATGGGGTGGCAAGAAAAAGGTCAGAGCAACCGTACTTTTAGAAACCGTCCTACCGGAGTTAAAAAATCCACCACCCTGTTTGGTTTGGATGTATGGACTAGCAATACTATGGTCATAGTTGAGTCCCCTTTAGATGCTGTAAAACTTAGCTCTATGAAGTTGAGTCAAGGCATATCAACTTTTGGTGCAAGTGTTAGCGCCGAGCAGGTCGCGCTATTTCGTAAAGCTGAGAAGTTGATTTTTGCCTT